CCATCAACATGTTCAGCATGAATGATGTAGGCTTCTGAACGTCAGTGTCTGGGTTGTTCTTAGAGAACCACAGCTGGCATCTAGGCCGCCCAATGTTAGACATACGTAAACGAAACTCATCCCGTGGGCCACCATTGAACTGCTTGTTGAGAGCAGCAGCCACATCAGTGGCTACTCCTTGTATTATCTCATCACTCATACTTGCTGTGCCGTTAATAGCTGACCTCAAGTATGCGTGTACTGATAGTTCAGCAGGGTGGATCATATGTCGAACTCTCGTACTTCAACAATAGAGCCAACGATCTTTGCATCAGCCACTGAGAGGCTACCAGTTGCCGCCTCGTTGTGCTTACCATCAATCCACCTGTTAGTACCACCAATCCAATCAATGAAGTCTTGAAGTATCTGACTGTCTCCTACACCGTAGGCTACCTGCTCACCTAGTGCAGGCACAATGATAGCATACTTACCACCAGAAGGTAGGTCACGCTTAGCACTACCTAACTTAAGGGTATGCTCAACAGGTGTAAGCTTCTTGTTGACGATCTGATTGATAGATGCATCAATAGCTTTCATTGACTCAGTATTCTTCACATCCATTACGAATGGTATCTCTGCCTCAAGTCCTGAGATAGCATTGCCCATGTCATCAGTAGGCTTATCCAAGGTGAGTACACCAAGCAGTACACGCACACGCTTAACGCCACGGATGATTGTCTTCATCTCCTCAGGTAGTGACTGAAAGTCTTTGATGTACCCTGATGGTCGGCCAAGGTTAAACTTACCTGTAGTATCCTTTAGGTCTGCATTAAGGTTAGATGCTAGTAATGTCTTATGCATAGTCTTAGTATCTGAGTCCCATCGTTGCCACTGGTGGCGCTGTGAGAAGATACGTGTGGATAGTGTCTTACTAAACACAACTTCTCCATCAGGTAACGTTACCTTGTAAGCTCCTACTGGAACCTTGATGATGTCATCCCCTTCACTATCAGTTACAGTTAAGGCAGAGTGTACTTGGTTTACTCGTGCCAAGGTTGACTGTGACGATGCGCCACCACCACCAGTACTGATACCCATTGCCTCTGAAAGTGACATGCCATCTACGGAAAGTGCTATATCTGTGCTCATATTTATAATCCTTTATATATGATATTGGTTAAGAGAGGCTAGTTATAACCTCATACGTCATGTGTGTCAAGCCAATTAGGGCCAATCTTTGCCTCTAATAATAGAGGTACATTCATCTTAACTTTGTAGTAGTCATAGATGATTTGGTTTAGATCCATGTTCATAGAGTTGATGATCTCTATCACCTGATCTCTCTCGTAGGGGTGTATGTCTATGACCATTGAGTCATGAACACTGTTGACCAGAGTAGAACGCATAGGCATTAGCCTACTCTCTAACTCCACCAACACAACAGGTACTACATCTCCTGTTGCAAACCCCTGCACTGGATAGTTTTTTATCATAGTAAAGTTTGTGGGTAACCCATTAGGCCTCCTCTCTGTATTGGGGAAAGCATACTGCCTACCACCCACGTTAGTAATCTTCTGATACCGTATAGCCTCATTGCCTAGCCTCTTATGCCACGCTGCAATGCCCTCATACTTCTCTATGAAGTGATGATAGTACGCTGCCTCTGAGGGTGTACGGCCATAACCTGTAGCGCCGAACAGGGGGGCGAAGGTGTGCTCCTTAGCTTCCTGTCTAGTTGTTGCTTGCCCTGCATCACTGATAACCTTAGCTGTGTAGCTGTGTACATCAAAGCCTGATGCAATCTCTGCAATAGCCAATGCATCCTGAGATAGGAATGCTGCAACACGAAATTCAAGTTGAGCAAAGTCAGCCTCCATGATGTGCCCACCCTCCCATCTAGATATGAACACCTTCTTTACTGGGAACGTACCGCCTCGTGGCATGTTCTGCATGTTAGGGTTACGTCCAGAGAACCTGCCTGTGCTAGTGATGTGCTGGGTCAGGCCTACGTGAAGGAACCCATCCTTCTTTGTGTATACGGATATACCCTCAACGAATGCTGCAAGGTAGCTTGAGATAGCTGACAGGCGTTTGAGATCCTTAAGGAAGTCAACTGCACTGTCCATGTTGTTAGCCTTAGCTGTGGTCATGAGTGTAGATAGATTGTCCTTACCTGTACTAAAGCCATTGGCACTGACCCACTTCTTATTGGGTGGCATGAAGCCTAGCCCAGCTAACTCATTGGACTTCCTTAGCTGGTAGCCCCGTGAGTCGCATGACTTACACTTGTTAGGGCGTGAGAACTTTGTGCCATCCTTCTTGATACGATACACACTGCCTGTACCATTGCAGTCAGGGCAGGTAAACGCTGTAGTTTTACGGACTTGTGTGCTGTTAGCAAACACTGCATCCCTGTACTCCTTGTCTGTCTTAGTGAAGTCGAACAGGCCAGCCCACTCTTTCTTGTTAACCATGCTGCGTGAGAACACAACCTGTGACATCTGCTCAGGGCTGTTGAGGTTGATAGGAGTATCACCCATAAGCTTACGAACCTTTATCTGTAGGCGTCCCTCTATCTCAGCCTTCTCTGTCTCGAACTCAGTACGCACAGATTCCAGTGCCTTCAAGTCTACCTTGAGGCCAGAGGAATACATACGAGATAAGCTAAGGCATACCTTGAATGTTATGTCACGTATGTTGATAAGAGATTCTGAGTCAGGCTTAGCGTAGTCCTCCTGCAATGCTACATACAATGCACGAGTGGAAGACAGGTCACACTGCAGGTAATACGTAAGCTCCACTAAAGGTATCTCGTTAGTGTTGAACCCTTCCTTGAAGTAGGCCTTGAGTGTGCCATCCTTCTGGAAGTCTAGGTTACGGCGTAGTGCACAGTTCTCTAGGCTAATGGACTTCTTCTTGTAGGAACCAGTAGGTGTGACCTCCATGTGGTTGCCCCGCATCAAGACGTATTCGGCTAGCATAGTGTCGTATATAGCACCACTATACTTGAAGCCACTCTCCCATAGCCACGGCATGTCATGCTGTGCATTGTGTAGTATCAACATGGTAGTTGCATCCAACTTAGTTTGTAGTAGCTTGGCCTGTGACCCATCATAGTCTTGCGCTTCAACGTGATCAAAGTTATAGATGTCTTGCTTACCTGACACAACTTCCTGTACACCTACTTGCACAAGCTTATTGGTTTCCTCGAAAGGATCGAGGTGCATCTTGCCACCCCTATGTGTTACAGTATTCTCTACATCAAGAACTAATTCCATTGTCGCTCCTCTCTATGCTAAGTACTGTGCCCTAGCCCCATCTAACTCGCACGTAATCTTACCGTGCCATCCACCCTTAAGCTTATTCTTTGCAATGATCAAGTACCTTTGTGAATCATCTGCATCATCATCGGATACATCAAGCACAGGGTTCTTAGAGATCAGTACCATAAGGTCAGCCTCTGCTGCCTTGCCTGTCTTACTACCCTCTAGCATTGATTGGTCTACATTGATCTTACCTTCTGCATCAGCTGATAGCTGTGACATCCATATGATAGCACAGTCGTACTGCTTAGCTATGTTACGTGCATGGATAGCAGCGTTCTTAAGATAGACATCTGACTTGTCGCTGTTCTTAACGGCAAACTTATCACCCATATCCAACACTACAATGTCAGGCTTGTAGGCCTTGATGATAGCCTCAACCCATCCCATGTCCTTACCTGTACTATCATACAGTTCTATCTGCTTACGCACTGGCTCATAGCGTGACGCAGCTAAGGCGTAGTTACCCTTGACCTCCTCCATAGACAGAGATGTAGCTGCACTTAGGTAACGTGCGCCCACCCGTTCATATGCCTCCTCATTACATAGCACCAAGCACTTAGCACCCTGAGAAGCAAAGCCACCCGGCGCACCTATCAGTGACGCATGGAAGGATGTCTTGCCTGTGTTGGGCCGTGCCCCTACGATGATCAGGTGACCACCACTGATACCCTCAACGTTCCTACCTAAGCTAGGGATGTTGAACTTCCATTGGGATTGAATGTCATTGGCCTTGAGTAGGTGATCAATCTCAATGTTACCAAACTCTAACTTGAGGTTAGGTGTGAAGTCATCCTGATATGTCTGCAATAGATTACGTACAGGCTCAAGGCTATCCAGTGACCCATTAACATAGTCGAACCCTATGTTAGCCAGCTTGTTACCTAGTACCTGTTGGAATAGTTTAGACAGTACCTCACTAGCTATCTCTTTGTTCATGGTTTCTTCACGGGATACACGCTTGAACAGATCGTTGTACACTTGCTTGTTTGCTGTAGTCATAGTGCTGTTGTTAGCAAAGAACAAAGCCTCAAGCTCAGAGGTAGTCAGGCTGCGTTCATACGTAGTCATAGCGTAGTCTAGTGTCTGCTTGATCTTACGCACATCCTTACTGAACAACTCATCAGGGCATCGGATACCCTTGTTGTTATCGTAGAACTCCTTGTCCATAAGGGTTCTTATTAGTGCTAGCTCCATCATTGGTCTTTCTCCTTAGCTATCTTGTACATACCTTCTGGTCTTCTATGAGAAGCAACGATGTCAGTGAACTGTTGATAGCTCATGAATAACATCTGATAGTCATCCATCTTCTCATCGTACTGTCTCATGTATACAATACCATTGTCGGCAATCACCATCTCTACATCTTCAAAGTTGTCGTTCTGATCTAGCGTAGTGATAACTGCTGCATCGGATTCAAACTCTACTGTAAACATTATTCTTCCTCCAAACAAAATGAACACCACGTAGACTTACTTGCATTACCACAACTGACACACTTACGCCAGTTATTGTTTTTGTCACGCTCATGTGCTGCCTTGCGTTCATCTTCTGTCATAGGTCTAATCATTTCTCTAATCTCAATGCAAACCATGACACAGGGAATAGCTCCTTCATACTGTTACATATATCATTAGCTACTAGCCTAGTCTCTAGTTGTGTGTCACCTGCACACCTAAGATTGCACATATCAGCGAAGGCATCAAGGCTACCTGACCAGTACCACTCAGTCATGGTTGATTGAGGTAGTACCATACGTGCTTGCTCTGGGCATACACCATTAGACAAGAGGTCTTGGTAAGCTTTAAGACAGGCCCAGTTGGTATCACCCCAGTCACCCACGTCTACTACACCATCACTACCCTGCTTCTTATCTTCTGCCTTGCCACGCCACTCATCAGGTTCATAGAACTCAGGCTTACTATCCACATACCTACGGCTGATCTCATTCCAGCGTAGGAACTTGTGCTTAACCAACTGCCTAGCCACAAAGATTGGAGCCTTGACAACGAAGGATGCAAAGCAATGTCCGAATGGTGAGAGGTGCTTATGCTCAGCTAAGTAATGTATCAGCTTACGATCTCTATCCTTCAAGACATACTGATCTTTGTACTCTTCGCCTATCGTTCTGTTCTCACTGTCGTAGTCCTCCCATTTGGATTCTTTGGCAAAGCTAACCCGTGCTGCGTTCACCACAGATAGGTCATTACCCATGTGATTTATGTATGTTACTTCAATCATCTGTAATCTCCGTCACTTTAATTCTGATAGGCTTTAACATTTTATACTTAGCATTTTCTGTTTTAGTTGGTGGTCTAGTTGACCAATCAAAATCATATCTATTGTAACCTGTAATGTTAACTGAATTGGGATTCATCTTACGTTTCCATGTTGATCTACCCCATTTAGTTATAATTAACTTATCTTCTTTGGTATCTTTAATAGCCCACATTTCTACATCAATCATTTAATATTCCTCTCAATTTTTTAGGGTTGTCAAACATAAACTCTACTTGTGGATGTATTAGTTCTTCAAACTCAAGGTCACAGAAGTTACCACAGTCAGGCATAATTATATTTTGTTTGTGTCCTTTATCAGGATCAAGCTCATCAAGAAAGGTTCCACGTAAACATGAATGTCCTATAGTTCTTTCTGCCTCAGCCATCCTATCAAAAGTGTCAGGAAAATCTACACGTATCTTATTCCAGTACCCTGCACCACCCTTGACACATCCTATACAGTTATTATTTTTGTAGCCTAATTTGTACATGGCTGGCCTCTCTATGCCCTTACCCTCTAGGTAGTACAAGCACTCAGGTTTGTTCATCTTGTGTTCGATCAAAGGAAACAAAGGCTTGGCTGTAGGATACTGTTCACTAAACCTTATAGCCCTGTTGATCTCCTTCTTACTATACTCAAAGCCAAAGACTTGACCATCGTAATCTAACTCACGTTCAATCTTCTGCCTAACTTTTTTCTTTAGTACCAACGTACACCTAGCACCACCTGGGCCATTGACGTACTTGTCCTTGAGTATAACATCAAACTGATCCTTGTGATTAGGAGCACGATAAGTCTCAATCTTTTTACCATACCATTCCTCACACTCAGACTTAAACCTAACGTTATCTTCATGTGAACTATCTATCTCAAAATAAATTGGCATTACTTTATCTAAACCGAACTCATTAATCGCAAGCTTGGTTGCTACTGCGCTTGTAACGCCTGCACTCCACCATGCAATGATCATACTTTATTCCTCCTACTAAGTGCAGACTTTGCAGTCCCTAGATTATGTTTGACGTAAGCATTTAGACTTGACACATTTTTATGTCCAGTCACGGACATGATTGCAAGGTGGTCAACCTCACTCTCTATCATCTGATTGATTGCAGTCTTACGTAGCTGTCCCACCTTAAGCTCATCAGGCAGTGCTGACAGAGCCTTAACTTCTCTGAAGAGGGTTCCGCTGTTAGCATGGCTGAAGGGGATGTAAGCGCCATCTGACGGCCTCTGAAAGGGTACTACGTACTGTTGGAAGTCCCAATCTTTCTGTTGTTGTAGTAGTAGTGAGGACAGTGGCTCCTCAAGTGGTAGCTCAACCCTAGCACCACGCTTACTCTGACGTATCTTCACCATGTCTAAATCAAAATAGATATTCTCCCACTTGAGATTAAATATATCAATGGGACGTTGACCCCATTCGTATGCCATCAGTACGACAAGACCAATGTTTCTAAATTTAAAATCAGAGAAGGCTACATCACAGAACTTCTCAACCTCAACGTGAGTCCATACGACAGACTTAGGCTCATGGGTACGCTTGCTAACATGCTTCATTGGATTGTCGTTAACAATTCCTAGAGCAACACAGTAGTTCATGAGCATAGAGAATACCCTAGCATATTCATTGGCAGTGTTGGTACTGATGTCATCTTCCCAAGTGTCATACATCTTGGTGCATACTGGAACAGTTATGTTTGTAATGCGAAAGGTTCCAGTCTCCTTACCATACACATCGGTATCGCATATACTCTTGAGGTTATACTCGTAATTGTGCTGAGTGTTTCGTGACAGAGAGTTGAAGTGCTTAGTCCTGAGGTAGTGTCCTACTATCTGAGATAGGTTAGACATCTTACCTATGTTACCTGTCACTAGCTCACCTCTACGAAAGGCATCAACCTTATCAATCAGCTTGGGTATCTCTATCCTTGCTGTCCTTCCATCACGAAAGGTCTGTGTCTTAACTATGCCTGAGGTGATAGCATCTTGTGGTGGTTTGAATACCCAAGACGTACCGCCTGACTTCCTATCTATCTTGCTGGTATATTTCATATCTTCCCTATCCAATGAGTACAGTCATCGTGTGGATCATCCATCGCAATACTCCCCTTACTCCTCTGGAAGTATCTAGTTATACCCATACTTAAAGTAACATAAAGTATTTAATATTCTTAATATATATTAATACTTAAAGTATTACTTATAGTGTACCTTAAGTACTTTAAAATACACATAAATAATAATTAGTCAATAGACTGCGACAACGTGTCACATCATCCTCCTTGCTCCATAGTTATTTGTGTAGAAACTATCACCAGAATCAATGTCATCCAGTAAAGTCTGATAGGTATAACCTAATGATTCCAATAGGTTAGCTATAGACTCAGGGTTATCCTCCACAACTGACACCATGTCGAGTGCTTCTCTGTGTCCATACTCATACATTGGCTGATCGTGGTAGCTCCAGCTATCTTCATAGATTGCAGGATCACGACTGATAACAATCTTAGACCAGTCAGCATCTAGTAGGTGATTGAGTAATAGCTCAGCAAACTCAAGGTCTTGTGTCTCAGCAACAGAGTGTTGGTTGTAGTAACCCACGCTGATATTGGTACACTCAGCCACCACCCTAGCA